TGCCACCTGCTGTTAAACGGCTACGCTATTATGAGAGCCTTAACATTGCTGCTTGAAATTTGTTCGAGATAAATGTGTCAAGTATTATTGACAATTTCACTATGACAATCATCGAAATGAGAAAGAAACGCAGCGAGACATGGGAAAATGCTAAGAATTTTCTCGACACACACCGCAATGCAAGCGGCATTCTCTCCGCAGAGGACACGACGACCTACGAGCGAATGGAGCAGGAGATCGTTGATCTCGGTCATGAGATCGAGCGTCAGGAGCGTCTGGAGAGCATGGAGCGTGAGATGCAGAATGCAACATCACAGCCTATTCGCAACACGCCGGAGACAAAGCCTGATGAAAAAGTCGGCAGAGCTTCCGATGCGTACAAGGACGCATTCTGGCGTTCTATTCGCAACGAGAGTTCTTACGAAATTCGCAATGCACTCCGTGAGGGCGTAGACAGCGACGGCGGTTATCTCGTGCCGGACACCTTTGAACACACTCTGATTCAGGCACTCGACGAGGAGAACATTATCCGTCAGCTTGCGCACACGTTCACGACAGCTTCCGGCACACACGCAATCCCTATCGTCGGTACGAGGGGAAAAGCTACATGGATCGCAGAGGAGCAGGAGATTCCCGAAACGACGGAGACCTTTACTCAGAAGACCATCAGCGCACACAAGCTGACGGCACTTATCAAGATCTCCGAAGAACTTCTCAACGACTCCGCTTTCGATCTTGAAAGCTATATCGCATCTGAGTTCGCTCGTAAGATATCTGATGCAGAGGAAGAAGCGTTTATCACAGGAAATGGCTCTGGAAAGCCGTTCGGAATTTTGCACGATAAGGAAGGTGCAGAAGTCGGCATCACAGCGGCAGCCGCCAATGCGATCACCACAAACGAGCTTATCGATCTTTATTACTCGCTCCGTTCGCCTTACCGCAAGAGAGCCGTGTGGATCATGAACGACGCTACCGTCAATATGATCAGAAAGCTCAAAGACGGCAATGGTCAGTACATCTGGTCGCCCGGCATCAAGAGCAACGATACCGATACAATTCTCGGTCGCAAGGTTTACACAACGACTTGTATGCCGACCGCTAAGACGGGTGCGAAGACGGTGGCGTTTGGCGACCTTGATTTTTACTGGATCGGCGACCGTGAGGGCATTTCGTTCAAGAGACTCAACGAGCTTTATGCTACAAAGGGACAGGTAGGTTTCCTTGCGACAAAGCGACTCGACGCAAGGCTCATCCTTCCCGAAACGATCAAGGTTCTCAAAATGAAGTAATTCTCCTGTGGCTGTCGGGAGAAATCTCGGCAGCCATAAAAAACTCCTTGAATAATCCGATTTGCTGTGATATAATTTTGATAGAATAAATCGTAATTTTCAGGTGATTACTACAATGAAAAAGTTTCTGAAAACGCTGATAAAAATACTCAAATGGATAGGAATTGTTCTTCTTGGTATCATAATTATTGCTTTGATTGTCCGATTTATCGGACAGCGCATCAATAACAAAACGCCCGATGGAGGAATCAATGAAACAATGTATGTTGACATCAATGGAACGAAGCAGTGGATCAATATTTACGGGCAGGATAAAGATAATCCGGTGTTGCTCTTTCTGCACGGCGGTCCGGGCGCTGCCACAAGCCATACCGCCTACGTACTCACGAGGAAATGGTCGGATGTTTATACCGTTGTAACATGGGATCAGCGCAATGCCGGCAAGAGCTATTCCGCTGACCAGAACAGCACTGAGCTGACCTATGACCTGATGATGCAGGACGGAGTTGAGATGACTGAATTTCTGCGCAAGTATCTTGGTAAGAAAAAAATCACTCTGCTCGGTCATTCGTGGGGCAGTTTCTACGGCAGCAATCTGGTTTTGGCGCATCCGGAGTACTATGACTGCTATATCGGCGCAGCGCAGGTTGTGGACATGGACCTGAATGAGCAGGCATTTGCGCAAGCAGCCACAAAATGGGTTGGTAATGACGCAGAGGGAAAAGAACTGTTGGCGAAGCTCGATGATCCCGATGAGCATGATTTTGCAAAACTCATGCTCATGAAGAAATACGGCTATGCAGGAGATCAGGACAAGCACGATTACAATGAGATCGGTGCGATGTTCTTCAATCCGTATTATTCATTATCAGATTATGTGAAATCAATGCGTATAGACTTTTCGGTTTATCAACGCTTTATTACGGGCGGCGAATTCGACAAGTTTTCGTTGGTCGGCAGAACGGATTACGAAGTGCCGTATTACAATATCAACGGGGGCTGCGATTATCAGGTATGTTTTGAAGTGGCTCAGGAATATTTTGATGAAGTCAATGCACCGCGCAAAAAGCTATATCTGATGGAGGACACCCGCCACTTGGTGATAGGCAAAACGAAGCAATTCTCCGAAATTGTACACGAAATCGCAAAAACTGAGCGTCAGTATTCAGATGAATGAGCCGGCTGGTTCATGATTAGCAAAGTACTGCAGATTCTTATTTATCGAAAAGGCAATAGGTTATTAGTGTTTAGGAGTCGTAGAAATACGGCTCCTTTTCTATACCCAAAAGGAAGGTGACAGCCTATGATTGTATCCTTAAAAGAAGTCAAAAACTATCTTCGTATCGAGTTTGACGATGACAACAAGCTGCTATATCAGCTTATTGACACGGCTCAAAAGCTGTGTATGGAGATAGTACGCACCGATGATATTGCCGTTCTGAACGCCGATAAGAAAACATACAAAACCGCTGTCCTATATGCAGTTGCGTATCCACAACGAGATGAAATTAACACTCCGAGCTTTGCTTGCAAACTTTAGACTGGAGGGCTTTTGATGAATATTTCTAACTTGAATGTAAGAATAACAATTCAGGAAAACGCTGTGGTTATCGACAAAATTGGCAATCATACTAACGAGTGGAAGGACTATTACTCGTGTTATGCAACGGTCAGCGGCGAGACGGGAACGGAACAGGCTATTGTCGGAGAGACGGTCGAGAATGTCGAGGTGTGTTTCTCAGTGCGATACTGCGAGAAAATATCCTCCATTATCTCGACAAAATACAGAATAATCTTGCGAAACGAGATCTACGACATTCTATCGGTAGATCATTTTTCATATACAAAGAAATACTTGAAATTCAAGTGCAGGAAAGCGAGGCGATGATGTGAGTATAAGAATTGATGATCTTGCCCGTGAGGTAATGAAAGGCTTAGACGAATATGCCGATGTTACAACGGAGCAAGTGAAAAGGGCTGTTCGCAAGGCGGGCAACACGGTAAGAAAAGAGATTCAGCAGAACGCTCCGAAAAACACAGGAGACTACGCAAAAAGCTGGGCAGTAAAAAAGGTGCGTGAATCTTCGCACACGCTCGAACTGGTGGTGCATTCCAAGAACTGCTATCAGCTAACGCACCTGCTTGAATTCGGCCACTGCCTGCGAAACGGTGGGCGTGCAAGGGCGATGCCGCATATCGCTCCTGCCGAAGAAAAAGGCATAGAACAGCTTGAAAAACAAATCGAAAGTCTGGTGGTGAAATGTCAAGACCATAAACAGTAAAAAATGTGGAAAACATGAACTTCAATCTTCCCAAAAGCGAAAAAAAGGGAGTCCTACCTAAACCTTATGTTGAAAACTTTTTTAAAATAATAATCAACACAAGGTATGATTTAACTCAAAGCCGTTACGACTTTGAAATATAAAGTCGATTGTCTTTCAGCAGTCGAAAGACTAAGCGCAAAAATTTACGGGCAGTTAAAGCGAGGGCACGTTTGTGTTGACCTTTGTTGACCTCGTTGTATTTGAGGTGATAGAAGCGGCTGTACTCTTTATCGCATCTAACAAGAGAAAGTGCAGCTTCGCAAAGGTAATATTTGAGGAACTTATTTCCGGAACGGATAAGCTTTGTGTTTTTACTTTCAAAGTCACCGGACTGTTTTTGAGTCCATGCAAGCCCGGCATATTTGCCGAGAGCAGATTGATTATTGAAACGATTAATATCACCAATTTCAGCAATAATTCCTGCCGCATAAACGGGACCTACACTGGGAATAGACTGTAATGTGTTAGGTATAAGTTCCATCTGTTCAGCGATGGCTTTGTCAAGAACTTTAATCTGCTGTTCCAAAGCCCTAATAAGGTTTACAGAAACAGAAAGTACCTGATTAACGGAGTCATTGACCGTTTTAGGTAGCCTGTAAGAACTGCGTGCGGCTTTCTGTATGGCTTTGGCTATTGCTTCGGGATCTGTAAAATGGTTTTTCCCCTTTTTAACCAAGAAGTCAGTAAGTTCATGTAAGTCCATATAAGCTAAGGTGTCTGCGGAATCGAACTCTTCGTAAAGAGCAAGAGCCGTAGCGCCGAAGGTGTCTGAGAACACCTTGTTCTGCGCTAAGGAAGAATACTTCTTGAAGATAATGTTGAGAAAACGCTGTTTTTCCGCAGTAAGCGAGCGGACTGCAAAGAAACGTTGTCGTGTGAGTGTCTGGAGAGCTTTGAATCGGGCGTCATCCATGTATACCTCTTTGTTGATTCTTCCGAACCGCAGACAATCTGCAATCACAAATGAATCTATGTAGTCGTTCTTTTGAAGGTCATTGTAAGCATCTTTGAACTTTTTGACCTGCTTGGGATTGAGTACATGGATACTCCTGTTAAACTTCGCCAGCTCTGCATTCTCTTTCAGAAAATAAACGAGATGGTCACCATAACAGCCGGTTGATTCAAGTCCGACAGCGACTTCTGTCAGGTTGTGTGAAGTTAGTGCCTTAACGATTTGTTTGACGAGCTCGGCAGAGCCTTTCGGAGAGTTTTCTACCGAAAAATTGCTGTACTTTGAACCGTCAGGCTTCATCAGATAAACGACATTGTTTTTGCTGCTGACATCTATTCCAACATAAAGTTTGGGCATAAAAATCACCTTCTTTCTGTTTTGATTAAGGTCAATCGGCTTGATAATACCCATGATCGCGGAGCATCGACACCCTCGCATATAAGAATTCAGTCGGAGAGGAACCGATGCGAACCACACTGCTAAATGGTGATTCACTCTTCCGACAAACAGCTGGTGGTTTGAAGTTAACTTCCGTGTCAGGGGAACTGACTTTCTATGAAGCAACCCGAAGGTTCAACAGGAGCAAAAAGAACTAATTACCTGATTGACCTATGTCAATTATATCATGGGTATGATCAAACCGATCAACAAAATTAATTAGTCTTTTTATTGGACTAAAATCTATTATACGAGGAGTATCCGCAATGGATAAAATAGTAAGAATTCTGGAAGAGATAGAGCTTCCTTTCGCGTATGATCACTTCGCCGAGGGCGAATCGCCTGAGCCGCCGTTTATTTGTTATCTCACGCCGAAGAGTGAGTATTTTTCGGCTGACGGCGGCGTGTATCACCGCATTTACGATGTTCATATCGAGGTGTACACCAACAAAAAGGACACCGATATAGAGACCAAAGTCGAGGCTGTTCTCGACAAACACAAGATTTTTTACAACAAGTCCGAGATATGGATCGACAGCGAAAAGCTGTACGAGACCATTTATTCATTTGGAACGGAGGTCGATTAAGATATGGCAAACAACAAGGTAAAATTCAACCTGTGGAACGTCTACTACGCTCCGCTTTTAACGAACACAACAAGCAAGATCGAGTACGGCGCACCGATAGCGATTCCGGGTGCTGTGAGTTTATCATTAGATCCTACGGGCGAGAACACGCCGTTCTATGCCGATGGGGTCGAGTACTACACGATTAGCAACAACATGGGATATAGTGGTGATTTGGAAATCGCCCTTATTCCGGAGAGCTTTCGTGTAGATATTCTCAAAGAATCACGTGATAACAACAACGTGCTTATCGAAAACAAGGACATTAATGTCGGCAAGTTTGCTCTGCTTTTCCGCTTTGACGGTGACATTAGGGCGATAAATCACGTTATGTATAATTGCTCCGTAAGCCGTCCGAAGATCGGTTCAAAGACCAACGAAGAGAGCAAAGAGGTGCAGACGCACACCGCAGACCGTTTACGATAACTGGTTTAAAAGTGTGTATCTGCCTGTAGCCGCAGCACAGGCTGTGCCGGCAACGGGAACGAAATAATGGGGGTGGCATAAATGCTCAAAACAACTATCGAGATCGATGGAAAGCCTGTTGTGTTCAAAGCATCTGCCGCTATTCCGAGAATTTATCGCATAAAGTTCCGCAGAGATATTTACAAGGACTTACGGCTTCTTGAAAAGAGCGTCGGCGAGAACGACGAGGACGATTCGCACCTTGATTTGTTCTCGCTGGAGCTTTTCGAGAATATTGCCTACATCATGGCGAAACACGCAGACCCGTCAATACCCGATTCTCCCGAGGAATGGCTCGACGAGTTTTCCACATTCTCGATCTATCAGATTTTACCGCAGCTTATTGAACTGTGGGGGCTGAATACAGAGGTCGAAGTTGAATCTAAAAAAAACTTCGCCCGACTGAACGAGAAATGACAACGCCGCTTTTCCTGCTCCGATGTTTGCAGATCGGGTTATCTCTTGATGAACTTGATCTGCTTACTATCGGAATGGTAACCGAGATCGCTATTGAAAGGGCAAATGACGAATATGATTACTGTTATATTGCGGATCAGCAAACTATGGACGAGTTTTAATGTGAATAGCTCTTGATTTATAGCGTGTGAAGCGGTATAATTATACCAACAAAATTGATTTATACCGAGTAGTTAATATCAGGATAATTGATTGTGAAAAAACAGTAAATATATGGGATGATGCGATATGGAATTAAATAAATTGACCTCTGATGACAGGAAGATACTCGCAACTGGAAAGTTGTTGGCATACTGTGACGACAAAATAATAATAGAGCCTCCGTGTCATGCAGAAAGTATATTTAATATGTTCTATTCTTTCATGCACACTGGATTTAGCAAAAATGGAGAAACTCCATTAGAAAAGCTACAGAGTGAATTTCCTAACATCGGTGAAAATGAATTAATGGAACTGATTAAGTACTTTAAACAAGTAGAATATTACTGCGACTTAGTGTGTTGTGCCTTTGCAGGGATATATCCATATGTTGTCATTCCAAAAAACGATGAAGCAAGGGAAGATATTGAGAGAGTAGTACATGCTTGTAGTCAAAGATATCCTTGGCTGAAACCAGAATACATCAAAGACTATTTAGTTGGTGTTACTGCTATGTGTAATAGGTGATCGTTTTTAGTTTATAGAAATATAATTCTTTTTTATGCTCGGACTAATCTCCGGGCATTTTTTATACCTATTTTTCGGAGGGAGGTGAGCAGAATGGCAAATAGAATAAAAGGCATCACAGTCGCCATAAATGGTGACACCACCAAGCTGCAGACAGCCTTAAAGCAGGTCAACACCAACATCAGAAACACACAATCACAGCTTAAAGATGTCGAGCGATTATTGAGACTCGATCCCACGAACACCGAATTGCTCGCCCAAAAACAGCGATTATTGAAACAGGCCGTTTCCGATACAAAGGATAAACTCACTACTCTTAAAAAAGCAAGCGAGGACGCTGCCAAGACGAAGGATAAGTACGATGCGTGGAAAGCAAAGTATGATCCCATCAAAACAAAGATCGATGAAACGACCGAAAAACTAAAAAAGCTGAAAGAAAAAAGTGCCGAGATGGAGAGAGCCG